CCAACCTCCCACCCTCTCTAAATATTAACGCATTACATTTTTCTCGATGAAGATATTTTTAGATACAGCTGATACTGATATCATAGCAAAACATTATAGTACTGGATTAATTGATGGTATTACCACAAATCCAACTTTAATAATGAAGAGTGGTAGAAATCCAGAAGATGTATATCATGAGTTAGCATCTAATGGTCTTACTGATATTAGTATGGAAGTAGTTGGAGATCGTCAAGTAATGCTTGATGAAGGACGTAGACTCTCTAGAGAATTTGGAGATGTAGCAACTATTAAAGTACCTTGTACACCAGATGGTCTTAGAGTTTGTAGAACACTTAGCGCAGAAGGTATTAGAGTTAATGTAACATTAATATTTTCACCATCACAGGCAATACTTGCTGCTAAAGCAGGTGCTGCATATGTATCACCATTTGTAGGAAGAGTTGATGATAATTCATTTGGTGGTTTATGCCTTATAAAAGATATTGCTAATGTGTTTGAGAAACAAACTTGGTTTGATACTGAAATACTTGCTGCTTCTATCAGGAATGTAAGAGATGTAGGTAGAGCATTTGAGTATGGTGCTAATATATGTACGTTACCACCTAAAGTATTTGAAGGAATGTATAATCATATTTTAACTGAGAAAGGTTTACAATTGTTTGATGAAGATTGGGCACAAGTAACTGGGTCTAATATATAGAAATGGACACAAAAGATTTAAGGAAAGAACTTAACGAAGTTAAGGGGATGATTCAAGATGTTAATTATCAGGTGCAAGAATTGCGGAAAATTATTAGAAGGGCATTCAACTCAGACGAGAAGTTGCCAATGTTCCAACATTACGAGCATCCGTGGTACAAGCATATCAGGGAAGGATCTCTCGATGATAGAGTTGGTGAACCAAAATCAGAATGAATCATCGGGATTTACATCAAAGGATCTTGAGTGGCAAGAACAACGCCGCAAGCGTAAAGTACGTAAACTTTATTTTGAGGAACGATGATTAATTTAGACGAGAAGTATCACAACTATCTCACACATAATAAAACCATGAAAATTGATGGTGTTAATGAAAAAGTCACAGGTTATGGATATAATTGTGATGGAAATGACATCATTGGTTATTGGGTAAGTACTGTTAATTATAAATTATATTATAATCTGAATGAACAGTTTCTAAAGATGGAAGCTTTACAAGATGAGATGGTTAGAATCCATCAAACTGACAACAACGATGCATCTTAATATGCCTGTATACAGAGACTATGAGATTAGAATTAATCTCAATGAATTAATTGAACAGAGAATACCAGCGTGTAATCTCACTCATCCTGACCACTGTTTAACAGAGGCACAGATTGCTGATATAGCACATGATATTAATATGGATTTAGATTTACATCCAATTTATCATCAGATTGATGAACATATTATGAACTATGTAAAAGCAGCTAACATTGATAATTCAGATCATTGGGTTGAACCACATCTACCAGATTTGGATGAATGAAATTTGGAGGGTATGGAAGTATGCATTGGGTTCGTTCTCTGATGAGAAGACCAAGAGGTATGATAATTCTGTACTCTTTGTTCGATCTTTTATCTTTCTTACTTATCTCATTACTAATTGTTTTATCGTTGCTGGCGTAATACGTCATTGGAATCCTATGAGTAAAATAGACACACAGGGTATGAGTGCTCCAGCTGATCCAAACTATAAGGGGCCAGTTATACCACAGGAACATAAACCTATGATGATTCATCCTCGTAGGTTATTCACTCCTGAATATGTGAAAGAAATGAAGATTCTTATTAATGAAGTGTTGGATGAACGTGAGCATAAAAAAAGAATGGCTGGGTCTTATGATAATGTTGAACCATTACCACCATCATACTTTGATACTGAAAATTTTAAGCATCGTATCAATGAATCCGAACCAGAGTATAAAGATTGGTCTCAATGAGCAAACATAATTATAAAAATCCATCTAAAACCATAGACACTTCTAATGTAGAGTCTCAGAAGGTCACAGAAGACGGTCAGAAGAAGTATTATGATGATCAAGGATGGGAGATAAAAGCACCGATAAGTGATAGAGAATGTATCTATCGTTGTTTAGAGAACTGTCAATCACTTGCTGGACTTGATAAGAAACAAGTACAGAGGTTGATGGATGAATTTGCTGTTGAAAAAACTGATGAACAAATTAAATCCGAATACCCACCATTATGATAATCAGTATGAGTATCTTAAAAGACAACACTATCTGGCAACGCATATGGAATTAACAGAAGAGAATGTTATTAGAGTCTTAGAAGAACTCTTACCTTACATAGAAGCTGATGGTGGATGGTTAGAGTTTGTTGAGATAGACTATACATCTGAAGGGAATTATGTTAAAGTGAGATTAGGTGGTGCATGTTCTACATGTGCTATGAGCTCTATTACTTTGAAACAAGGTATAGAAGCTAAATTAAAAGAAGAAATCCCACATGTTACAGGAGTTATTCAGGTATTATGAAACTAACTGAAGATGTTATTCAGAAGATTGCTGCAGCAATGGAACACACTAAGAAGGATGGCACAGTCAACTGGCAGGATGGAGATGAAATTGATGTTTGTCTTGCTGGTACATTCGCTGCTGATCGTTTTATTACTATAATCAATAGAACACGTAGTAGTACAACAAAAAGATGATTAAAGAAATTCCTACTAAAGATTATATGCAAGATGGATGGGATTCAGGCCCAACTGGATGTCATCCATACAAACGTGGTAGTAGGCATAATAAAATTGGTATGATTATTATGTGGGCATTCTACGGTATTGTTATCATACAAATACTTCATGTAGTTACAGTGATACCATTCTTTCCAATTACGTTTATGATGTTATTGGGACTTGGATATATATTTTATGTTGCATGGAGAGCATCATGAGACTAGGAGTTATGTGTTCTGGCGAAGGAACTAACTTTGAGAATATAGTACACTCATGTCCTAAACATGATATTGTACTTATGGTATACAATAAAAAGAAATGTAAGGCAAGAAAGAGGGCTGAAAGATTGGATATTAATTCTTGTTACAGTACAGATGAAGATGAAATCATTGCATTGTTTAATGCATATGAAGTTGATATGATTGTGATGGCAGGATGGATGAAAATAGTATCAAAGAAATTTGTTGATGCATTTCCTGGCAGAATAATAAATTTACATCCTTCTTTATTGCCAAAGTACAAAGGATTAAATGCTATAGAACAAGCTATTAATGCAGGTGAAGAGGAGACAGGATGTAGTGTCCATTGGGTCACAGAAGAATTAGATTCTGGTAAGGTGATCAGACAACAGACTGTTCCTATTTTGCCTGGCGATAACGTACAGACAGTTACAAGAGCGGTACAACAATGTGAACATCATTTATTACCCTTAGTTATTAATGCAATGTAGGCCACTTGACAAACACTAAAGGTTGTGTTATCATTACCTTCAACTGTCACATATGGAATGTGCCAGTTGTATAAATACTTAACATACAAAGGACTCGAAAGAATCGTAACCCTGTGTAGATGTTAAAAAGATGCCCATGTCGGGGCTATCTATCATCCGCAGGATTTTTTATTCTTGCGAGACACTTAAAAACAATCATGTCTATCAAATCAACAATCGCAGCTGTAGCTGCCTCTCCGTTCCTTCTCGCTGGTGCTGCTTTTGCTGGCCCTTACGTGAATGTTGAGAGCAATATCTCATATCCAGATGGAGACTATTCTGGTGCAACAACTGATCTTCACATCGGTTTTGAAGGCGATGCTTCTGAGAAAGTAGGATACTACGTACAAGGTGGCCCTTCATTCGTCGCTGTAGACGGAACTGATGGTTCTGAAGGTGAGTTCTCTGGTAAGGCTGGTCTTACTGTTGCTGCTACTGACAGCATCGGAATCTACGGTGAACTATCTGGTATCACTGACGAAGATTCTTCAGGTGACGACATCGTTAACTGGGGTGCTAAGTTAGGTGCTAAGTTCGTATTCTAAATAATTAGAGTTCGAGATGGATCGAGACCCTCTACATAGTGGAGGGTCTTTTTTTATGCTATGAAAAAAACAG